TTCCGGTTTTCCTTCCATTTATCAATCTTGCCTTGTAAGAATTTCTGAACTTTCTTCTTAATTGTATCGAAGAAAGGGGTTGCAAGAGTAGTAGCTGCTACGGCAGTAACTGCTGCATACGTAGCTGTAGTTACTATCTCTGCTGTCGGTAATGGTAATTGTATATCAATATAAGGTATAGTTAATTTCGGCGATTCAGGTTGTGTTTCACTTTTATTCTCCGCTTCCACACCTTCAGGGGCCTCCAGATCGCTCGGAGGCACCACTATAGGGGTAAAGGATGGTATATGAGCTGAAGGCACCTTCAAGGGGATTGTAGGTGGATCTGGTATACCTGGTGATTTAGGTAGCGTTAGCTTAGGTATATTAATCCCCATTGATATCTACACCTTCTCCAAATTAAAATCTGTAGTGAGTTGTGCAACCTCATCAGTACTAGCTGTGCTAATAGTAATAGTTACATTCTCAACATCACTTAGAGTAGTATCACCTTTTAAAGCGAAATAGTTAGGAGGCCAACGTTGCATCTTAGCCTCATCCATTTGAAGTCCAATTCCCCATGATTGCATTTTAGAGTCATCTTCTACGTATTTGTAGATATCTCCTGAGTATTGTGTTTTTGCCATAATTTAGAAACCAATGTGTCGTGCTGCTTGTAGACCATGCCAGTATTCATTGTCACCATGTCCACCTGAATGGTTCGCAGAATAACCTCCTAGATAAACTCTACCAGATTTGCCTATAGCAATCCACTGGTCTTCTGAGTTATTACCCATCATAGCGAAGTCTTCCATAGGTTCTGGTTGATTCCAGACAGGTGTCCATCTATTTACCCAATCTCTTGATTGATCGAAATAAGACCAGTCGTCAAAACGGTTATACATATTAAGCTTATACCCATGTCCCCAGTATCCACATAAAAATAGTTGTCCGTTATCATCTAATAGAACTGCAGGACAGGATGTTTCACTAGTAACTTGGTGAGCTGAGACTTTTACAGGCCTACCAATTTGAAGTTGCTGATAGTTAGCATGTGTTGAATCAGAGAATGTATACTGCGTACCAGATACTTCGTTTGGATAAGTATCACTTGAAGTAGTTTGTTCTACATCACCAAAAGTTCTGAACTGACATTCTGCTAAATGCCAAGATGAGCTACCTGAACCCTCGTTATCTGATGTACTACCTCTAGAAGAACTATCAGCATTATAACCAGTACCTCTATAAATACCTAATTGTCCATGATCGTTTCTACCACAAGCATAGATTTTAGGTTTATTAGAATCACCTCCATCAGTTATAAACCAAGTAGAATAATAAGCACCACCTGATCTCCACATTGAGACTACTTTCTGGTTATCACTGTTGATAGTAGTAGAAGCGAAAGATATTTCCTTAGCGTAGTCTGTATCAGCTCCACTTGATGTAGAACCATACCTCATTGTTGAAGTAGAGTGCCATACTCCTGATGATTCACCATAACTTTGCGAATAACCTAGAAAGTATACTTTACCTTCATCAGTTAATATATGAATTCCTTGATAGTTTTGATTACCATCGGAAGTGTTAATTGCAACTACTTTTTTATTAAGAAGAGGGTTGGTTTGACCGTTAGCACTAGCGCGTCCAGTTATTTCAAACGGTGTGCCTGTATCATCTTGGTTACCATTACCTACTTGTCCGTCATCATTCTGACCCCAAGCATATAGTTTACCTGTTTCAGTAATAGCATAAGAAGTACAGAATTGTGGAGAACTACCGTAAGCTAATACGATCTTCTCATTATTAAATAATGAAGAAGCCATTCGTTTAGCTTTATGTAGGTTAGTATAAGTAGTATCACCTACTGACTTATATCCATTATAACCCCAGCAATATAGATATCCTTCTGTATCAATAGCAAAATAAGTACCGTAATTATAGTTACCATCATTATTACCTCTACTATCACATACATATTTTATTTTAGGCCTATCAGTACCTGTTAATAAATTATCGCTATCATCATAAAATACACAAGGTACATATCCGTAGAAAGTACTTGGGCTAGTTCTACCAGATCCTACAGCTCCATAACTATTCTCTCCACTAAAGAATAGCATACCATTTTCAAATAGAGCGTATGAACCGTAATAGTTTGTAATTAGCTCTTTTAGTTTAGGTTTTTTACCTACAGTAAGTCCTAAATCTTGTCCATCGATAGATTTTAACCATTTAGCATCTGCAGTTTTACCAGCTAAAGCTCTAAAATAATATAACGGCCAACGGAACATTTTGGTCATAGGATTCTGAGCTTGACCATTATCTGGGAAACCTAAACCATGTGAAGGTGAAGAATTATCTGTATACCCCCAGAAGACTCCTTGACCAGCACTATCTATATAACCACCTGTTCTGTAAGAACCAGATTGGTGTCCAGTACCACTCAAGCCTCTACCCCACTTCCTTACAGCTGCGGGTATTTTAGCATCTGCAGAAACGGATTCAGTAAAGGTATTGTATATATGATTGTAGAGTCTAGGCATTCTCTTACCATAATCTACCTCATTTGTAGTCCAAGAAATACCATACTTTTGATCGACTAAAGTAATTGCTACAACATCTGCCCCACCAGCTTCATCTCTAAGTACAACTGTACTATTAGGATGATCTTGTGTAGGAACAAATCTAAACATACCTCCGCCTGTAACTGAGTACTTATCAAGACCTGTAGTCAAACGACCACCTGTACCTGATGTACTATAGCTACCAGAAGCAGTATCCTTAAATGAATATGTCTGACCTGTTGGTACTTGGAAGTAGTACTCTTTACCTCTAGTTAGAGTTACAGCTGCGTTAGCTGAGTCACCACCTCCACCGACATTAGAACTATCTTCACCTGTTAAAATAGCTGTGTTTGTACCTGTTGTATTAACAGAGTATACTACTTTTTGTGTTGCAGGGAAAGTTTCTAAAGTCTGCTCTTTTACAGACAAAGTAGCATCTTTTACTGTACTTATAGGGAAACGTTCTATTACGTCATCCTTAGAAGCTGTTGTTAAGTCACCAGAAGTTGTAATTACATTGGAGTCTCCTGTTTGTAAGAAGACATCCCAATATGTAGCATTAGGTGGTTCCTGACTTGACGCTGTAGTATGCTTATAACGATACAATGATGTACCGTTTTTAGCTATATCATTTAGATAGTATGTTAAAGATGAGTCGAAAGTTCCACGCCAATTTAAACCACTAGCCATTCTCTCAAATGAAGAGTTAGCTTCTGGATCAGTTGTATTAGAGGCAGCAACTGCAGTAGTACACATCCAAGCAGTACTCTTATCAAATACTACATCATCTACCTCGTATGCTGTGGAATCTGCATAATTACCTTTCCACGCGAATTTTAGTTTTCCTAAATCAATTTGTGCCATTAGTTTAAACAGTAAGAATTAAGTGTCCAGCTGAGTTTATATGATATTTCGGTTCTCCAACAGCTGGCGAAGTTCCGTCTGGTCTAGTATAAGACCCAAGTCTTGCTAAAGAAGCTGTAGTGTGTAAAGAACCATTGTCTTCAATCATCCACTGTGCTCCACCTCTATGTTCATAATCAGAGGTTTCATAAGTAATAGAGTCAGTTACTTCTGAATAAGTACATGAGAGAGTACCATCTGAAGCTCTACTGAATCCAATAAATAGTGTTTCAGGTGCTCCTGAATCTACTTCAGCCCAGGATAAATTACCAGAACCATCAGTTTTTAAATACTCACCACTTGAACCATCTTCTGGTAAAATATAGTCAGAATCTTTTGTTAGTGTGGTAGGTGCTTTTAAAGAAATTGCATATCCATTAGTATTATCACTATCCCATATTATCTTGTTAGTGGAGCCGAATAATAAATTAGAACCAGCATACTGAATTTGTACATCGTCTTGAGCAGTTATATTACTAGTAGCTGTTATATCTCCTGTGGTAATACTAGTAGATGTAGCAGTACCAGTAATTGTCACCCCTTCGTTACTAGTGACTAATTTTTCATTCTGTTGCCAATATAATGATGTTACTCCATTATCTCCTGTAACTTTAACTCCCATATATCCATTGGAACCACCCTGAATTCTTGCTTCAGAGCTACCTTCAATGTAAGCTGAACCATTATTAGTTCTAAGCTGAACATTACCACTACCATCACCATATACAAATTGATCCGTAGAACCTAGATATATGTAGTTGCCAGCAGTTAAAGTTAAATTATTACCATCAAAGGTAAGATTCGCTTCACCATTTAGTGTATTAGCTGTACCTGAACCAGTGATGATTCTATTATCTGCATTATTATTTATTGTTGTACCATCTGCTGTCTCAGCCCAACTTCCATCTCCACGCAAGAACGTCGAACTGTCTGCAGTTCCAGATCCAAGTCTGGCAGTTCCTACTGTACCTGATGAAAGATTAGAAGCATCTAAGTAGTAAGAACCTTCTTGACCATCTAATTTATCAGCATCTAATCCTGAACCTGAACCATCATTAGATTCGTTCCATATTTTATATGTCGTGCCCGAAGCATACATTCTAAAGTCAGATGACAAATAGAACGTAGCAGTGTCACTACCACCTTGCGCTCCAATTGAGAGATAATCATTAGCTTCACTCCACTGAATAAAACTTCTAAGATTTCCCGATGAGTTGCGGAATTGTATTGCAGGGTAATCAGCTCCTTTAAGCTCGACCTTTATATTGTGATCTCCATCAATATTTAATGGTCCTGAACTATCTGAAGTTAAATTTAGTATTCCCGATACTGTTCCACCTGTTGTATCAAGCTTTTCAGACATATCTATACCATCTAACTTGGTATGATCAGCATCTGTAAAGGTATTTGAATCGCTAGCAGCTTCAACAGCACTTGCAATTTGTGCAGCAGTTATAGCTCCAGTATTACCATTAACACTTAAAACAGCATCTGTAGGAGTAGCAAGTAACGTGAAATCAGCCATTGTTCCAGCTGTTCCAGAGTTACGAACATAGCTCTTATTCTCATCAGAACGTACAACTACATCACCTTCTTGGGTTGTTAAACCAAGCATAGCTGATTCATTAGCAGCTGTTTGTACTGTTGTTAAAGCTAAAGCAGTTACTGAGAATTCAGTACCACTGAGGTTTAAACCTGTTCCTGCAGTATATGTGGTATTATTGTCATCAGCCCATACAGCAGTTCCTGAAGAATCATACTTAAGGAATTGACCAGAAGAACCTCCTGAAGGTATGTGCTTATTACCAGCGCTTGTTGGGTGAGTATAGTTATTAGCGTTTGTATCTATACCATCTAACTTAGAATGATCTGCATCAGTGAAAGCATTTGTATCTGAATTATTTTCATAAGCAGTTTTAATCTCAGCATCTGTCTGATCTGCTGTAGCATTAGTTTCTATACCATTTAGTTTACTATGATCGTCATCTGTAAAAACATTACTATCTGAAGCGTCGCCTACAAGTACACGTATTTCTGCAGCTGTTTGATCAGTCGTTGCACCTGTTTCTATACCGTTTAATTTAGTATGATCATCATCTGTAAAGACATTAGAATCAGCCGCCCCTTCAACTGCAGCTCTTATTTCTGCATCTGTTTGATCAGCTGTTGCACCTATTTCTATACCATCTAATTTGGTATTATCATCACTAGTGAATGCAGTTACACTTATACCATTGATAGTTAATCCATCAGTTTCTAGTGTACCATCAATATCTACATTACCAGATATATCTAAACTAGTAGCAGCGATACTTCCTGCAGATGTGATATTGTTATTATTAGCATTCAGATTACCACCTAATACAGGTGCATTATCAGCAGATACACTTGTTATACCGCCTGAAGATATAGATTCCCAAGAACTACCGTTATAATACTTTAATAAGTTATTTACATCATCATACCAAAGATCACCTTCTGAAGGACTACCAGGTGCGCTAGAAGCTATCACATACTCAGTTGCGTATCTATTAACATCTGAAATAGATCCAGCTACTGTATTAACGTTGGATATACTTCCACCAACATTTGTTACATTAGTGTTATTACCAGCTACTGTATTAATATTAGTAGCATTACCTGCAACAGAGTTGATGTTACTAGCGTTACCAGCTACAGCATTGATGTTTGTAGCATTACCCGCTACAGCGTTAATGTTAGTTTCATTATCAGCTACAGCTCCAATATCTACTGCGTCTCCTGCAACTGATGTAACGTCTGAAGCTATACCAGCCACTGTAGTTACATTACCTGAGATACCAGCAACTGTAGTAACGTTACTTGAGATACCTGCTAAGGTATTCATGTTAGTTACATTAGTTGATGTACCTAATGTATCCATATCGCTGACAGCATCAGCAGTACCTAGCCTACCTATTTCAGTGGCCTTTCCTGCTACTGTTCCTATATCTGTTGCATCACCAGCTACTGCTGTAACATCTGAAGCTATACCTGCTACTGTATCAATATCAGCTATCAATCCGCTTGTATCAGCTATCGTTGCCATATCAGCTATAACAGCTGAATCGCCTAATAACGCCATATCAGCGATACAATCTGTTGTACCCAACAAAGCCATGTCAGCTACTGCATCAGCTGTACCTAATCTACCAATCTCAGTCTCTTTACCTGCTACTGCACCTATATCTGTAGCATCGTTGGCTACAGTTGTAACGTCAGAAGATATTCCAGCTACTGTTGTAACATTAGAATTAATATCTGCAACTGTTCCAATATCAGCTATTAATCCACTTGTATCAGCGATTGTAGCCATGTCAGCTATAACAGCTGTATCACCAAGTAGCGCCATATCAGCTACAGCTGCTGCTGTACCTAACCTACCTATCTCAGTTGACTTTGCAGCTACATCATCAATGTCTGCGATATCATTCGCTACAGTATTAATATTCGCAGCATTGCCAGCTACTGAAGTAACATTAGAATCAATCCCAGCTACTGTAGTTATATCTGAATCGATACCAGCTACTGTAGTAATGTTTGTATTATTATTTGCTACTGTTGTGATGTTTGAGCTATTACCTGCAACAGTATTAATGTTAGAATTATTACCAGCTACTGTATTTATATTAGAAGCATTGTTTGCTACTGAAGTAACATTGGAATCGTTATCAGCTACTGTATTGATATTACTTGTTATGTCAGCTAATGCTGCCATATCAGCTATTACATCGGTAGTACCGAGTAAGTTCATATCATTGACAACATCAGTTGTACCAAGTATTGCTAAATCTGCTACAGCATCAGTTGTTCCAAGTCTTCCTATCTCAGCTTCTTTACCTGCTACAGCGCCTATATCTGCAGAATCGTTTGCTACTGCATTAATATTGGTAGCGTTATTAGCTACTGAAGTAACGTTTGAAGCTATATCTGCTACTGAAGTTATATCAGATGCTATATCAGCTAGTGTATCCATATCAGACACAATGGCAGTAGTGCCAAGTGTGTTCATATCAGATACTGCGTCAGATGTACCTAACCTACCAATTTCTGTAGCCTTTCCTGCAACTGTTGTTACCTCTGTTGCTTTAGGTGTAAGTCTATGGAATGTATAAGTATGTAATGTTGTAGTTGTTTCTACAAGACAGCCATATCCAGCTGGTAGTTCTGTTGAACCACATCCTGTAATAGTAACATCCCATGCTTCTCCAGCACCATCAGTAATAGTAACTGTTCCACCTGAAGGAGTTCTAGTTGTACCAATTTCTTTAATACTAACAATAGTACCAGCACCATCATTTGCGTCAGGGTTTGCTGAAGGAAAGCTTGTTTCACTAGCTATAGGTACAAAACCACCTACATCGTCAATAAGATCAATGATCCTATCGTTAATAGCTGCTGTTGTAGCAATGGTTGTGTCATTATCAGGGAATGTATCTCCATCTTTAATAGTATCTCCAGTACTTATATTGAAATATCTAGCATCAGACTCTGTTTCAGTATAATATCTACCGTCAAGAGCACCATCAGTTAGTTCTGTTTCTGTGAAGTATCTACCATCTAATGCACCAGTAGCTATATGTTCAGCATCAATAGAACCATCTACATAGTGCTGTGAGTCTATAGCTTCATCAGGTATTGTTAATTCAGGAGTTTCCCATGTATTATCTCCACGAAGGAAGGTTGTATTTGAAGCAGTACCTGTAGCAGATAGGTGATTTATATCAACAGCACCACTAACTATCTCAGTACTATCTACAGAATTACTAGATAGATGTTCGTTATCTATACTTCCAGCTACATAATGCTCTGAATTTATAGAATTATCTGCTATCTTTGTTTCATCAATCGCATCATTAGCTATCTTAACTCTTGTTACTTGTAGATTTGCTATCTTATTTGTTTTTACAGCGTTATCATTAATCTCAGTCTCATTAACAGCATCAGGTGCAATAGCTGCAGCAGTAACAGAATTACTAGCAAGATGTTCAGGGTCTATACTTCCATCTACATAGTGTTGTGAGTCTATAGAATTAGCAGCTATCTTACCGCCTGTTACAGAGTCAGCCTGTAGTTGAGTATTTGTAATAGTACCTGTACCGATACTAGCTGATGGGATAGTTATATCTGTAGGTAAAGTACCTGCAGCTAGCTTATCCATAGTAACAGCGTTATCCTCTATCTTACCAGTAGTGACTGCAGCATCAGATAAGTTAGTAGATGTTATAGTACCTGTTTCTATCTTTGTTGAAGTAACAGCACCATCAGCTAATTTAATTGTATCTACACTACCATCCTTAAGTTTAGTTGAAATAATATGCTGATCTTTTATATCACCTGATAATATCTTCTGTTCTTGTTCTTGAGCATGATATAATAATTGTGTTTCATTATTATTTAAGTCTGTAGACCTAATAGATGACCCTGCAGCAAAAGTTGCTTTGGATGTGTCTACATCAGTATCTCTATAAATGTGTATAACTACATTATTACCAGGTACACTACCAGCTGTAAAGACAACGTTAGTACCATCGATATTGTAGTCTGTTGATTCAGTTTTTAGTACGTCATCCCAAGTTACCTTGATGTCTGACGTTTTATAATATGGAAATGTGTAGGCAAAACTAGTGGTGGAAGCGTTACCCGTATAAAAATGTTCAGTTGTTACACTCATAATTCAATTGTTTTAGGGTCAGTGGTGGTAACTGAAGTTATTATAAAATGGTTATCAATATATTTAGTGCCTATATTTATGTTATTATCACCGATATAGACAGCAATAGTACCAGAAGGTGGTTGCCATATTGATGTATCTCCATTCCACTTGATAATATTAATTACTTTATTCTCTTTGATAATTGCATAATTTGTTTTAGGGCTTATCAATTGTTTAGTATAGTTTTGTACTGTAAAACCTATGCTTACTCTATCACACTCACTGCCTACGCAATGCCAATAATAAGGTCTACTACCAGGACATTGGAACTGTCTAATAGTAACACCTTTCTTATCATAATCAGTTACAATTTCACCATCTTTATAGTATCTAAAAAATGATTTATTTGCTTCTGAAGAATAAGTAATGTATATTCTAATACCAGGATTATCATGATTAGTATGCCATCCCATATATCCTGTAGGAGGATAGTAGAAATAACCACTACACCAAACAAATTTATCTGGATAAGCTTCTTGTACTAATGCTTTTATCTCTTTTCCTGGTACTTCTATACTACATCTTGAAAGATTACTCGTTCTATTCTTAGGAACTTCGTCATTAATTATAGACAACAAAGCGTCTTTAGATAAGTAATCTTTCCAATTAGATATAGAATCAGCAGTAGAAGTTCTTTTAATTTCTTCTAGGTTGGATTCAAATATTTGAGTAAGCTTATCAATATTCGAATACGTAGACAGCTCCATCACTTCCTGCATAACCTGATGTATTATCGCCGTGTACCCTTGAAGCACCTCCACGACCATAGCCTTTAATATCTAAGGGACCGTTTGTTCTAGTTACAATACCATCCCCGTCGTTACCATGTGCTCCTTGATTACCAGCCCATCCCCATTGATCGTTAGTGGCTGTACCTGCAGCACCTCCAGCGCTTTGAGTCCATTCATTAGCATAAAGACTACCAGCACCACCTCCACTAGTTAAAGTATCACCACTTCCTTGAGGATCAAATGAGCTATCACCACCTGCATTACCGCTATCAGCCCATGATGGTGCAGTACCACCTTGCCCAACAGTTACAGAAGCACTAGTTCCTATCTCAGTAAGTGTATAAATACGTACAGCTAAAGGAGCTGAACCACCTCCACCGGATCTACCAACTCTATTAGAATCATCATAGTTAGAGTTACCAGATCCCGAAGATCCTCCACCACCAATAGCCCATACTTCAACATTATTTGTACTTGATTGAGGGGTGAATGTACCAGTAGAGGTGAATATAGTTAATTTCTTACCAACACCAGAACCAGCTACAACATAATTAGCACCGTTGGTTAGTTGATTATTATTGGTAGGAAGTGTTGCCCATGTATTATCACCTCTCAAACATGTCGTTGCATCTGCAGTACCTGTAGCTGACAATTCAGCAATACCTATAGCATCATCTGCTACCTTTGGATTAGTTACAGCATTATCTGCTAAGGCTGTCTCATCTACAGAACCAGGTGCATAGTGTTCTGAATCTATAGAATCAGCAGCTAGGTGTTCTGAGTCAACGCCATCAGTAGCTAACTTAGTCCCACCTACAGCGTTGTCAGCTAGGTGTGCTCTATCAATACTACCATCTATATACTTATTACTATCTATACTATTATCAGCAAGATGAGCTGCTTCAACGGAACCATTTTGTATGGTCCAATCAGTAGCACTATTAACTGATATATCACCTTTATTACCTAATGAAAAATTTGGACTAGTAGTTGTCTCTAGTACACCAAATTCTTGTATAGCATATAGTAGTTGTTTATTGTTAGTATTTAAATCTGAAGATCTAATAGAACTACCAGCTGCATAAGTAGCTTCTATGTTATCTATATTTGTATCTCTATAGATACGTATAGTATCATTATCAGCAGGAGCTGTGTTGAAATTAACAACGGTGTTAGCTCCTGATTGAACAATCGTATAATCGTCAGTTACTGTTTTAGTAACTCCATTTAGTTGAACCCTTAAATCAGTAACAGCAAGGAATGGAAAGGTAACAGAGAAATCCCTATTACCTGTTGTTGTTTGAGTATGGCTAACTTCCGTTGAATAAGTCATTTAGCTATGTTCAGTGTTTCTTGGAGACCGGAGTCCTCGTATAGTGTATCTAGATCTCCAGCTTTTTGATTGTAATCTGCATTGATTTTTTCATACTCACGTTCTCTTATACCAGATCTCATTGGTTCATCTAAACTATCTTCAGCATAACGTTTAGCTGCAGCATAAGCTACAGTAATTCTACTATAAATTCTTGCAAATTTAGCAGTATCTAAAATATCAGATGGAATTAAACCTCTTCTTTGAGCTTGTATAATATTAATAAACCCTTTATAGGTTACACCATCAGGTCCAGTATAAGTGAGTTTAGCAGCATCTTTCATGATTTCTCTAATCTCATTTTTATAATAACCTTGTTCACCCATTTTAGAATTAATAGCAGTTACCTCATGGTTCTCTAGTAAAGCACCACGTTGACTTAACCGCATAGTTGGGTTACTATTAAATTCAATATCAATAAGAAATTGAGATTCTTTTGAAGGTTGAGAATGTACTTTAAATGGTGTTCTATTCCAAACTCTAATAAACCAATTGTCTTCATTACCTATTTCCTTACCATCTATAGGGTCAACAACAGAAGGTAATGCACGTTCAGGGTCAAAAGCATCTAACCAAGCGTTTCTATTTCTTAAGGCATCATCTAATTCACTACGAATCTGACGTAACTGAGGATATAAGATCTTACCAAGCTCATTTCTTGCACTACCTAAAGGTACTAAATTGTTACCAAAGTTAGTTAAGAATCTAGTAGCTGCGGCTCCGTTACCTTGTAATACATCATACATAGGTTCTAATTGAGATAGAACTGATCTATTAGTAACAGCAGAACCTAAGACAAAAGCTAATTTATTGTATAAATCTTCTTGTACAGCAGTAGTTAGACTATCAAAATTATCTGCTACATCGATTGTTAAAGACAACCAATCACCTATCGGACCCATCCATTCATAACTGACTACTTTATTAGTACCAGGTACTTTACAGGACTTAGGTTTCCAACCACTACGTACTCTCATACGCTGTCTAGATTTATCGTAATGACCATTACCAGTACACCTATCATTAGCCATTGCAAAACCTGCTGCAGTGACAAAGAGACTACCTATAGCAGCTTTACCTTTAGTTTCGTATCGTAATGTTTCGAAAGTATCTAATGCAAACTCATCAAACTTCTTACCTTTACTTTGTAATATAGATTTTATCTCATCCATAGAGAATTCAGATATTTTCTTACGCCCTAATGGACCCCACATTTTGTGATAATCTGAAGATAATATACCTGCAGGACTCCACTTACCAAAAGTATCGATAACGTTTGCAGTAGTTCTAGGGAACCAAATGAAAGTTCTAGCAGCTGGGAATCGTTTAATGAATTCATTCATACCTTCCACAACAGGTGAATCAGCATTAAGCGCTATTTCACTAGTTGCTATATCTACAGCTTCATCACTAATCATCCCATTAGAGTCAAACATTTTATTATATATACTATCTACAGCTGCTCTAAAATTCTTCTCAGTAATCTCTTCACCTGATTGAGCAAGTTTATTAAATGCTAGATACTTAGCTTCTGTGTTTGCTATAACTGATTTAGAAAAACCATCTAATGCAGTCATGGAGTTACCACCAAACCTAAGTACAGGATCTACTGATAAGGCATCTAAATCTTCATATACTTTTAGAAGCATCTTACCACCTAACTCACCATTCGCTTCTGCAGCATCTGCCCAAGCTCTTAGTGTTTCTAATCCTCTCTCAGTTTCTCTAGCAATGTCACCACGCATTACGTAACTTACTTCTTTAGGGTTTGTAGATGCCTTCCTAAAGACTAATCTCATATGCTCAAATGATTTCTGTAAAGTATCATCTAATGCAAAATGAGCTACCATAGCTTTTTTAGCTTTAACTAAATCACCTTGTAATACAGCTCCAGTAACAGTAGCCGTACCTTTACCTAATAAACCAGTTAAGTTACCTACACCAGCATTCATAGGTGTTGAGATAGCAGATAGTGCAGAGTTAAATATATTACTCCACATTGCTTTATTGATAATAGAAGGTACTTCTGGCTTAGCATCATAAGCAGCCTTCCTGAATGTAGCTAAATTATCAGCTGCCCATTCATGTAGTTTGAATAAGGTATCAACATTACCATCAGTAAACTCATTTGCCAATAGTAAAGGTCTAAGGAATTGTGGATTTTCTCTAGCTACAGCTTTTAATGTACTAGTCCATTCCTTAGCTTTAGGTATAATTTCTGTTAGTTTAGCAGTGCTACTATCTAAAATAGTTTCAGCAGCTGCATTCATAATACTAGCATCACCTGTATCTACAGCAGATTGCCAAGCATGCATCTTAGCAAACATAGAGCCTGATTCAAAATTAGCTAAACCTTTCTCTACCATCAGTACTTCTAGGCGGTCTGCCATTAGATCGATAGTCCGCATTACTGAAGTACCATCTTCCATAAGTCTAGCACCTTCAGAGAAATCTGCAACTTGTCCAGCTTCTGAAGTAACTAGATATGCTCTGGCTTTCTGAGCATCAAGGTCTAACATCTGAGCTTTTAGTTGTTTAACTGCTCTATTAATACCTTTCTTACCTACAATTCTAACTGCTGAACCATCTACTGATCTCTTAAATTCATCTAAGATTCCAAGTATATCATCAGGGTCAACTCTAGGATGTAAGAGTGTAGCTGCTAAATGTTTACCAGCTTTATCAATCATTCGTTCAGTTATTACTGTACCAGATCTTAAAGTTTTACGAAACTTACCACTCTTTTTAAGTTGATCTGTTAATTCACTGACAAGAGTACGATTGGTTAGATTATTAATTTCAAGCCCTTCTTTTCTAGCAGCTTCACTGATAATAGTACCAAGTCTACCCCAACCAGATTCTATGTTATTCTGTATTTGAGCTGCATCAGCTTGAGCACCAATAATACCGTCAGGATCCCTAGTTCTAACTAAGGTATCACCTTCATCAAGTTCAGGCCAGTTAGGAGGTTGTTCACCTTTACTAAGATAGTATTCACTAAGTTCGTTTAATGAATTCTCTTTTCTAGCATAATTTCTAAGTACAGCATCCTCTGTTATATTATCAGAGAACTTGATATCAGAGAATTGATCTTTAGCTAATTCATTTACATTAGCTACGCCCTTCTCTTTTGATGGTATAAATTTTGCAGTCCTTGCAACACTTCTACCAGCTTTAGTTAAGTAAGCTACACCTTCAATAATACTAGCAAAGATACTGAAGATAGCACCTTCATTAACATTCTTAGCACGTTTCTCACCTGCTGAATCATCTTCGTTTGTAGCTATACTATTAGGTATAAATTGAAATGTCTTAGGCCAGTAATTTTTAAGAACACCAAATAGGTTATCATCCTTCTGGTTTTGTTCTGCTACATAATCAACTGAAGCACCAGTACCTACATCAATACCAAACTTAGCAAAGTATGAAAATGATTTAGTATTACCTAGTCTTTGTAACCAAGGAGCTGCTTTACCAGCTGCATGTAGTTTACTAAAACCTTGTATCGCCATGCTTCTAAGACCAAGGGATGGGATTACAAGTCCTGATATATTACGCACAGCAGTGTGCATTTTACTTTCATATGCAGGGAGTTTAGGTATATCAAATTGATCTCCTGCAGAAGCAAAGTTAATAGCATCTATAAGAGTATCTGAAAGCCCAACAATAGGTGCAGCTGAGGAATACATATTCCGTGCAGTACCTTCAACTGTATCTTGTAAGAAACCTTTTACACCAGGTCTGCCAGGGCTTCTCCCAGCTGCCATTCTATCTTGATAGACTTGATCCATGCTACGGATCCCGCCTGTTTGTTCTCCTTCCGTAGAAGGTTGTTGTATGTCAGATGCTTGTGGAGTATCCGTAGGTACTACTTGATCTGGCAATTCTGTTTGATAATCATCTCCAAGATACTCCTTTAATTGAGCAGCATCCATAGAATCAATATCAATAGTTTCATTTTCCATTAGTTAAAATTTACCAGGTTGTGCATTAAATTGAGCATCTAACTCTTCGTCAGTTCTGGTATCTACCGTATCTCTAAAATAAGAACCAGTATTATTCTCACTTTCCTCTGCTAAAGCTGCTTGATTTGCTTTAATATGAGCTTTTTTTCTATTAACTTCTAATAATTGAGCAGCTTTTTCTTCTTCTCTAGCTTGTACAAGAGGTCGTATTTCAGGATCTGTTGCTTGTGATTTCTGTAATATACCTATTAGCTCTGATCTTTCAGGATTACTAAGATTTTTCCAACCTTGAGTTCTTAACTTATATCTTAAAGTACCTATACGTAAACCTTGTACACCCTCCACTCTATCATAAGCTAAATCTAAACTTTCTAATATTACTTCATTAGGAGTTCTCATCTGTTGATTTTTTTTCTTCCCTTTTCCTTGTACTTTAGGATCTGCTTCAAACCCCCATGATACAGTGAATTGTTGATCAACTTCGTTACCGCTGGCATTTAATTTAGCAATTGCATTATTAAATAATGTTGTTACATCTGTATTTAATGCATCAGCTATTACAAACATTCTATCTGAATATTCTCCAGTAATAGCTACTCCAGCTAGATCCTCTTTAGTAAGACCTCCACCATCAGCAATAGCTTTCTTAGTGTCACCTTCATATTTAGTATTTAAATCAGAAGTAACCTGCTTTCTCCATTGTTGATCATTTTTTTCAGTCCAATTTACACGGTGACGGACTTCAGCTTTTACTGTTAATTGGTCAGCAACCCTCTTATTAACAAAATCTTTAGCCTGAACATCAAATGAATATATACCAGCTCCATCTGTAGTACCACCGCCTCTACTTGTCCATAAACCAGTTTTATAATTATCAACCTCAATAGCAATGTTATTATTTGGCCTTACTTTATTCTTACCATCATATTGAGCCCATACTAATTGTGCCTGAAATGCTTGGGCTTCTTTATCAAGCTCACTTGAAATTCGACCACCTATCCCACCTAGGGATTGGCCTGGTCCTAATGGGTTACCAGTGATAAGTTTATTTATGTCACTATCATGACTACCTACATGATCCTTATTAGAAACTAGATGTTCTTGTAGTTGACTAAATCTAAGCGTTGCTAAATTTCTTGCTACATCGTTTGAGAAGGTAGCATCTATCTCTGCTTGAGTTCTACCATAAAATCCAGTAATACTCCAGTCTTCTACTTTTGCAAGTTGAATTTGTTCTACTGTTTTATGTTGTGCAGCAATGTTTATTTTTTTTAATTGAGTTATTTTTTCAGAACTTAAAAATCCAGTATTTTCTAAAGCTTGTATCTTTTGATCTAATTGATCTTGACTAATTTGACCTGTGTGAGCTAACCCAACTAATGAGTCAGCTTCAATATTAGCTGCTTCTCTAGCAACACCTACTACTTTTGATGCGCCTATCTCCCAACCTTTTACAAAACGATTGTATTGTGAATCGTTCATAAAAGCAATATCTAAAGTAGCTTCTCCGTCCTTACCTGCTGGATGCTTAAACTTATATTCTTTTAATCCTGCTAAAACATTTGGAGGTAGATAACCGTTTACATTTAATTCATGTAGAACTTCAAGAACTTCATCCGTACCTTGTTGTATAGCTGTTTTACCACCTTCTATATCAGTATATTTACCAGCTGCTAGTAGTATCTGTCCATGTAGAACTTCAGCATTCAAAGTATGGTTTGCAGAATTTCCAGTTATACCAAGATAAGTTTTCTGTTTATGTCTCAGTTCAGCAGAATAAGCTGAAAATGCTTTTGCTTGACTAGTACCTTTTCCTGTAGCCTTTTGTCTATGATAATCTCTTGATACAACTTTTAGTAGTAAAGGATCACTAAGTCCAAACTTTTGTATCTCTTCGTTTTTCCAAATATTATGTAGCTGCTGTTTTCCTGCTGAATCTTTTGCATTGTACTCAGCTAATAATCCTTCGTTACCTTTAGAATTTAAATAAGTATCAAAACGATCTCGATTAGACAAACGTTGCGCTTGCATATCGGCTAATACTTCTCTAAGTTGAAGTATTTCTCTAGGATCTAATTTCTCAATAGATTGTAAAAGCTCAGGCGCACCATTATTCTGTGCATTATTTTTTAAATAATCATAAGCTTTACTCTCTTTCCATACTTTACCTGACTCCCATCCGTACTCTTGGATTGCATCAAGAACTTCCTTTGAACCTTCTGGAAATTGTTCAACAACACTTGCAACTTTATCTTTAGCTTTCGCTTCTCTTTTCTTTTTACCAGCAGAAACTTTATTAGATAATTGTTTCACATCTCCAATAAACTTTGTCACTGCTACAATAGTATCTACAGGATCTTCTGCTTTTGCTTTAGCAACCATCTGCTGATCTCTATGTCTGAGATTAGCATGGTGCTCTTCTAACTGCCTGGATTGTCTAGCATAAACTTCTGATAATTTTTCAGTCCAATCAACAGGAGGTGTAGGTTGATAAAAATTTCTTACCATAATAATTAACCTATGGAATGAACGGCATAGCCATACTAGCTACAGAACTACCAATCTTCAATGCATCCATAAATGCAGCATGACCTACATTCTGCATGACAGGTTTTGGAGGTACCATATCAGGATTCTTGACAAAGGCTACGTTAGTAAACATCTGCATTTGTTGTTGTCTAGCTTGTGAAGCTGCGACTGCACCAGCTCTACTTAATTTCTGAGATGCTTTGGTTAAAGAATTTACCATGTCTGCACCTCTTTTCGAGTACTGACCAAACTCAATAGCACTAATTCTTTCAGCTGATCTTCCTAATCTACCAGAAGCTTTTAGTTGATCACCTGTATTTTTTTGTAAAAATTGTTTCCAATCTTCTTGGCTTTGAGTAAACATTTGGTCAACTAAATCACCATGTTTCTCTTGTAATTCTGAGTAGACGTTAGCTAAGCCAAGATTACTAGCATCTATTCCTTGTTCATATTGGATGTGCTCAGTCTTAGTTAGACTAAGAGTTTGCATCCATTCTCGCTCCCTTTTGCGGAGCTTGTATTCATAATCTCGCTTGGCTGCTTTGTTAGCAGCTCTAGCTTGCGCTCCTAAACACACGGCAAAACTCTATAAAGGTTAGTTTGTTGGGTCCATGTTTTAATTCCCTTAAAAATTGGAACCCTAGGAATTTAAGTAACTTTAAATGAACAGTATTTCTTTTATCAACAATGTTCCAAAGCAACTTTTCTTCTCTGCTGTCTACATAACGCTTTGCTTCCCTAGCAAAGGTTACTGGATATTTCAGGATAGCGGGTGTACAAAGCATCCAGATCTGCCCTTTATCATGTACTCCTGCAATACCAGCTAGTTCACCGTTAGGGACTTTGAAGTATACAGAGTCTCCCATGTCATAGGTAGAAGGTAAGATTACAGTAGGATCATATCCATGACCCTCTTCAACCTCTCTACGGTCTTCTGGTAATAAGTTAGAGGCCACTTCAAAAGCAGCCTCTGGTGTTAAGCGGTGGATGTATTTAGACACGTTTGTAATTTTGAGCGGTATAATCACCTTCCCATGTCATTGAATATAACGTGGCAGGTGTGGGATGTGTCGATTTAAGTTTTAAAGTTAAGTTCTTATTCTTCTCATAAATTGGAATGGTTTGTGTACGTAATGAATTAATCTGTACAGCATTAGCATCGTATTGATCAGAGATATTAGGTTCCCATGTCTCAACATAATCTTTCTCTTTACCAACTCTTTTTACAGTAGTTGTATAAAGACCACTAGCACCAAAGTCTAATTTAACTCTATGTATAATTAAAGATCCATTGAGTAGTGACTTCCACATGTTACCATCAGGTTGTCCATAATAGATAGTAGGGAATTCAACTTCCATATCAAATTGATAACCTAATATAATATTATTATCAGGTGTTACGTCATCTGCTGTGCTACCATCTTCTACATATTGTGGATCATATGTTTTCCAGTTACCAGGTAGGATTACCTTTGTAACTCCGTTATCATCGAAGGTAGTTACATTTTCTGAGCGACCTTGAAAAGTTAAATCTGTATCAGTTGGTACTACATATACTGCTAATTGTCCTGAACTATTATTGAAACCCGTAGGTAAAGCAAAAGTAGTTCTATCATTAACCTCATCATATGCAGATAATGAACTAGAAGGGATAGCAGTACTATTATCTAAATGAATTCTGTATAAAATATCATCAGTAGCATCATCAGGAGTAGTTTGGTTATCGTTTATTTCGAATTCACCATCATCTATTTTCAATGAAAATTTTTGCAATACATCTTTACTGCCATTGCGTACAACAACATATAAAGCATCATCTAATACAGCATGATGTTGTACATCACCCATTAGTTCCCATGTAAACCATGATTGTTGCAAACGTTTCTCACTACTGTTAAAGTATTTATACCCGTATAAAGTAGGAGTATTCTTTTTACTAAAGAAAATCACTCCATTCTCTCTTGAGTTAGAGACTAATTCAAGGTCTTTATCAAATAACTTACTAACAATTTTTGTCTGGTCAATAACTACTGGTTCACCTTCACGTACTATTTTAGCAACCTCCCAAAATCTAGAATACTTACCAGCATTATCTAAGAATGCTATAGTAGTACCTAAGCTAATTGGATTAGTTTTATAATTAAAATTATAAGTAGCTAAAGCATTTATCTTAACAGTTTGTGGACTCAAAACGTCAGAGTCTGTAGTTAACATAAACTGTTGATTCTTAGTGAACAACACTAAACCAGAGTTAACTTGTATTCCATCATAAACAACAGCAGGGTATTCAGAACTACAAGAGAGATCAATAACGTCAGTAGCTGTGTATGTAATAGCAGACCTAGGCCAGAAGTTATAGAAGTCTCCAGGTTGAGACATGATTACATTCTCATCACTGAGCATAACCATTCTATTCCTAAAGAAGATCATCTTGTTAATCTTCTTACCTATAAACGAAGGTTCTGGTACTGTTGAAGTATTACCTACGGTACAATCATCCCAGACTACATGGTCTACATCAAACCTAACAGCATTGTCTACATAGTTACGTACTATTTGAATCGGCATTGTAGCTGAATCTATAGTAATCTTACGATCAGGTGCAGGACATTCTTCCCATACTCCAGGGCCGTCACGATTATTTTCTCCAAAGAACTTAACGTAATAATCGTCTTCTGTAGCTATACTATTTTTTATTAGTATTACATAACCATGCTTACATTGTGTAGGTAAGTCTTCTATATTATTAGCTTCTGAAGTAACAACATTAAGTAACTCACCTGTTGGTGAAGTAGCGTTAAAAGCAGTAGCATTTGTAAGGTATATACCGTTACCAATTATCTGTACTTCTGAAGAATCAAATTCACTAGTTGCTACTATTTCAGCTTGAAGATCACCTAGAATACTTTCAGCTGTAACTGTTGTTTGTGTATCAAACGATGTAGGTGTAGGACGTATAATACCTAAGTTACCTTGTACCAAAGAAGCACTGGTTTCTGTGATAGTTACTTTATAATAAGCATCCTTCATCCATAGATAAAAGTAATCACCTGTTTCCCAACCTTCTCCACCGTATAACATATCATGAGTGGTAGTGTATCTAGCTTGATATGTTACATCTGAACCTGTACCATAAGGTACGGACTGTCCGATAGTTGCTATTCTAAAATATAAATTTACTCCTCTATTAACACTATTATTACCACTATCTTTAACGTCAATAGTATATGTCTCAGAACCTGATACCCCTGTATCTGTTAAAGTAGTTCCATCAGAAATAGCAAAGAGTTCTGTAGCAACATTAGCAGCCCATGCGTCTCTACTATCACCAGCTGCAGATGTACATCTAGTATTATCAGTGATTCTTTCAGCTCTACTTCTAAGAGTACCGTCAGTATGACAATAATTATTACTGGATTTTACTAAATCAACTTTAATTCTTGTAGCAGTTCTTGATACTGTTGTTGATGTATCATTGAAAAGGTTTAAAGCGTACTGACTAGCGTAGGAAACTTTTTTTAATTCTACATATGCTTCATAAGGTCTAGCATCTGCAGTATCATTAGTCATAGCTGTAGTCTTAGTACGATTAGTTATGTATGTATAATCGTTAAGAGTTAAAGTTTGAAGATCTTCATCATCAGTGTGTGTAAGGTAATTAACTAATGTGCTTTGAGTTGATATATTACCTGGGTATGTGACATTCATTTCGTCACCAGCGCTGTGTCGTTTAGTACCACCTGTATCGTAGATATCTACACAACACCACATCCTAATGACACCTGCTGTACTAACCTGCCCTATATACTGTTCATTTTCATCTCTATAGTAATGAAACCACCTACCATTAGTAGCGGAATTCAGAGAACCATCACTGAATGAACCAATAAGTTTACCACCAGGACGTTTCGAGAGTCCTTGAACTAGATCAGGAAATACATTCTTTGCTGTCTTTACCTGTCCAGGGAACTTCGTTGAGTCAGGTTGTTGTGAGATACCACCATTATAATTAGGAATTGTTTGTGTAATACTAGCCATTAGCGTCTCAGTGCATTGTATGGTTGATAAGATTTATAAACACTCTCATGTGGGTTACCGAAGAATGATGGGTCAGCTTTATCACATTCGTATTCTAAACAACTTGCTCTTGATTTGAATTCATCTTCCTTCAGTAGCTGACTTAACTGAGCATTCGATACAAGCTGTGTAGCAGCCCTTACAGCAGTCCTGTAAGTGATGTAACGTTGAAAGACATTAGGAAGATCATTGAAAGGATACAGCGTCACTAAGTCAAGGTAGAGAGTCTCTGAAAATACATCAGTATGATCTACTAAATCATATAGTCTCCCATTACGTTGTACTACATCTTTAGATCTATCTTTAAACCCATCATGTATATCATATCTTAATGCGTTATTAGGTATAGTTATATAACCATCAGCATCTGGTTCAACAGCTATATGGTATTCAGTATTAAAATGCCATCCTTCATTCTGTACATCTTTATTAACTTCAGTTAGTAAATTATATATAAACGATACTTCAGGGTTCTCATAGTTAAGAGTAGTTATCGGAGCTTGTCCAATGCTACCCAGAATTGAGTTCACTGCGGATAGTTCGGTATCGGTGTCAATTGTCGAGGTAGCCATAGGTATAAATTTTTGTGAATAAAAAAAGGGGAGCGTGAGAACTCCCCATATGTTGGTTAATAAAATATAATTTAGAAAGCAGCGTTTCCTGAAGAACCTGCAGCAGCACCTGCAACAAGCTCAACACAAGCAGCTGGGTTTAGGAAGTCAGCACCCATAGCAAGACGACCTAGGATAACATCACCCTGATAAATCACGGAGACATCACCTGAAGTGATCTGTACTTGAGGACCGATTGCTTCGACAACACCTGCGCCTTCCTTCTGGAAGATAAGTCCACAGGAGTTAGCGAATTCTGTTTCTTCACCGTACTCGTTATGAATACCTGTTACATCGTTAGCAGCATCTTCAATATCCTCTTCTACAAAGGAACCAACGTTGCCAGGAGATGTTATTCCAGGGTTTGTAGCAGACTCAGAACCATACTTAGTACCATACTTGCTCATGAATGGAATATTCATTGATTTGAATATTTTAATTCCGGCAATCTCAATGATTCCATTACCATTCTGCAATGCAGTACCTTGTACGTCCCTGTTAACAAGACCATTAGAACCTACTGCTTGAATAAGTTCATAGTATTGTCTTGGGTTCAATACACCCACGCGTCCGTCAGAACTAATCCCCTTCTCATCTAATGCAGCAGCTGCATCATAGAAGGCATTCACCAAGGAACTTGATACATAAGCATCAGATGCCACGTTGTTAGAACCTACTCGGACTTGGGTGCCGCCTGGTTCTATATAGTTAGCCTTAGTAATAGGCGAAGCGGCTCTAGCTCCACGTGCAATAGCACGGAAGATTAATCTATCATATTTCTGAGCTAGTGCATATCCAATCTTCTTGGAAATCTCTCCACGTAACTCATAATGCGCAAGAGTCTCATCTAATTCATAAACGAAGGCACTTGAGATCAGAAGATCATCAACAGTGATAGTCTTCTGAGCTACTGGTGGTGCTCCGTCAGAGTTACCTAGTATTGAATTACCTGGTGTATGGTATTCAGCCTTGGTACGACCCGTGTAAATGAACTGTAATGACTTACCGTTCTTTAGGGTTCTCTTTGTGACAAGATCTCTAGCTATGGTATTATATTCGAAACCCTTAAACATTTCTCCTGAAAACAATTTCAGGTAAAGGGCTCTTCTATCCGCGGCGTCTCCATTATCGGCGCCTGGAATAGTTACCGACGCCTGATGCGCGGTACTCTGTTGTGCCATGATCTAAAGATAAATAATTGTGTGTATAACTAATCTTCGAACGTTCAAATTTGTGGTCTATCCCACCGTCTAGACGGCTAATGGTATCCTGCGTACAGGGCAAAAGCCAATTAGCTAGAGGTCCGACACTGAGGTGCCTCTAACCATGCCTTACCTTGTCTATGATAATTGACATGTAAGACTTCTATTAATATGAAAAAGGCTAGCAGCCCGAAGACTGCTAACCATAGTTCGTTGAACTTCATTCTCCTAGAAGTGCTTCCTCTAGAGATTGAGGTTCCCATTCCTCATCAACACCTGGTGGTTGAGAATCATGTGGCATAGTATCCACTGTCTCAGATTCAGGTGTAAGTTTAGTTACATAAGCTGGTGCTTGAGAACTTTGTTGTGACATCAGAAATTATATTTTGCACCTATTTTGGTGCCGTATGCGTTGTCAGCATCGTCATCAGTGATGAATGATACTTCACCATACACATCGAGTTTCTCAGATGCAGGGATAGAAGCTCCGAGTTTACCTGAGAATTCTGTGGTACCATCTTCACCATCAGCTCCGGTTAGAGCAGGTCCACCTTGAATGTAGTATCCAAGTTGTCCTACGTCCCCTTCATAGCCTACGTGTAGATCGGTAGTACGGGAAGTATAGTCACCGCCTGTATAAGATGCGTTGGATTCAGCGTTTAAATAAACGCCTGCCATTGCAGGAGTCGAAGCGAGAGTGGATGCCGCTAGGGCTAGTGCAATTGTTTTCATGAGTTAATTAAATTTTTTTAGTGTACTCAATACCACGATACCTTAGTTTAACAGTCATTGCTAATACTCCAGTACCACACCCCCGTTCCATGATGTGGTTTCATGCGTCCCCCGAAGGGATGAACGGACGTGACATTGAGGTGGCTTCTGCTGATTCGACTATCGAGCCGCCAAGTTTTACCTAGAATATACCAGGTATAATCTGTCCAGTAAATATATAGGAACCGATTGCTGCGATGAACCCAATCATAGCTAACTGTCCGTTAACACGTTCAGCATTTTCATAGTAATCTACATCGATTACTTCTACTTGTGGTTCAGTCGCGTGAATATTTTTTGGCATTAGGGGTTAGAATAAGTTTTACTGGGCGGGTACGATGAACTGTTCGGGCCGCCACTGTATTTTACTTCTTAGATTTCTTGTTTGATAAATATTCTGCTTTCCAATCTGGATATTCTTTCTGCCCACCTAATATAAGATAATTCTTATACTTTGTTTTCAGGGCAACTTCTTTAATTGACATAATTAGAATTTTACATTGGATGAGCGATCTAATTTTTCAATCAAGTCTTGTCTATAAGCTGGATCCTTATCATATCTAGGATCACTCATTGCTGCAACGACTTCTGCTTGACTTCTGAAGACATCTTTAGATGATGTCGCTGGTTTACCTGATAACATACGTCCTTCATATCCATTTACATTGTCGTATTGGGCTTTCATACCGCTGACTGCTAACTTAATAGCACCAACATTACCAGAAGCTAGTAAAGAATCAAACGCCTCGACGTCAGCTCTATCCATATTCTGTGCTGCCCATTCAACTAAGGTACCATACTCTTTGTCTCCACCTGCGACTGCTTTAACATCTGTAATATCTTGAGTTGTTAAATCAGGAACTGCAGCTCCTTGGTCACGGGGATTGGTTTCTTGTGCTTGTAAATAAGCAGCCAGTAAATCTGAACCACTCATCTCACCAAGCTTAGCTATGGTATCTTCGGACAATGATTGATCATTATCCCAGTACTCAGCAGCTGCTTCATTGACTAAGGCAAGTGCTGGAGAATCTTCCTTAGCTTTTTCTGTTTCTTCTGATACTTCGTCGGTTTCAGAAACCTCAGACTCGCTAGTTGTTCTGCTATCTTCATTGCCTTCGCCTCCCAATTTTTTTTGGAGTTCGACATAGGCTTTTTCTAAATCTTCTGCGTTCTTATATTTTCCAGCAAGAAGTTGTTCCTGCTGTGCCTGCATCTCCTCACCAACTTTCAGAGCCTCCTGTTCTGCTTCGTTCAGGTTATCTTCAGTTGTGATAGTGTCAGTACCCGCATCATATGTAAGTGTTTCTGCCATTTATTCTTGTGGTGGGGTTGTCATAGCGCCTACAGCAGGGTTCTTGCTTGGATCAGCTAACGGAGAACTTGCTAATTGACCAGCTTGTTCTACCATTGATTGTTGTACAGCTTGTTGCTGTGCCTGTTGCTGTTCTTGTGCCATCTCTTGTTCAGTCTTAACTAGGTTAAGTACATCTATACCTTGAGCTGCTGCCAATCTCTTGATAGCTTCTGATGCATTAATATATTTCATCAGTGCTTCTGGTCCTAGTGTCTGAGCAATAGTACCTATGAATGCTGTTAGACTTTCTCTATCTTGTCCTCTACCTAATGCATTAACACCCGCAACAATCTGTGGACGTACTAAATCTTTAGGTATGTTAGGTATCTCTTTACTACGTTGTAGAATTAAGAGAGTTCTATTAAGATAAGGAATCAAGAACTCAATAGTTAGTAGTGAGAAGATCCCACCTAACTGTTGTTCTAATTCCATCTGTGTGAGGCGTACCTCTTCTGCAGTCGTGCGTTCTGATTGCCTGATGTTCAGTTGCATGAACGCTTCTGCTATTCTTTTCTCTAACTGTTGAGCCATGTTAGCTGCAGTTGAGAAGTCAGCAGTCTTACCTACCTGTATAACAGCAACATCTTCAGGTCTTCCCTGAACAATAGCACCGTTACCAGCGTTGGCTATAGTCTGTGGTTTAGTAGTTGATGATGGTGATACAAGGAAGACAACCTTAGCTGCTGCTGCGGAGCCTTCTACGAGTGCTTGAGAGAGTCCTTCAAGTGATCTAAGATCCCCTACAAACTCTTCAACTCTACCTCTACCATAATCTTCACCATCTACTGTATTGAATCGGAGAACTAACCATGGACTTGCAGACTTCGGTGCTGTACTACGGCTATTAGGGAAGATCTTATCATCTGCCTCTTGATGCCAGACCCAGCGACCACTCTTGCTATCCAATTTGACCCAGGTATACACCTCAACGTCTTCTCCATCCGAGCCTGTCATACCGCCCGCAACATTGTTGGGTTCGGGATCAGGTAGCTCAACACCTAATACTTTTCTACTTATTAGTTCCTTTGTAACTATCTCTAGGACGTTACCATTTCCATCTCTATTTACAACGTATCTATTGAGTGGGAAGTTCTTAAGACCATCCTTACCCATAAAGATTAGCGCGTTGCCTCCTACAATCAGATGCTTAAGTGCTTGATGTACAACTACCCTATCACTAGAAGCTGCGATGTAGTCCATGATCATTCTCTCAATCTTAGAGAACGATAGATCTAATTCACTTCTAACTTCTTTAGGTAGTTCATCACCTAACTTATCATCTCTTACTTGTAGTTTAAAGAATGTAGTTTGAGGTGGTAGTAAAGCTAGCATTAGTTTAGCTGCTAAAGTTACTACCGCCTTGGCTCCTACACTCTGCCACGGAGTGATGAGATTACGATGATTAATTTTTAAATTTAAATCATCTTGTATTAGATATGGTAACGTGAGTTTAGAACATTCAACTGCGGTGTCCAGAAACTGAGAACGATCCGAAGTTAATTTGTTGTAGCGCTCACGTGCGTTCATACGTTTACTCCACCTCCAGCTCCAGGTGCAGCTCCAGCTGCGTTAACTCCAGAGTCTAGTGGTATTCTAAGTTCACTTGTACCTCGTGACATTTCGTTACGAGTTTTCCTTGTTTTATTTTCCCTTACCTGTGGATTTATATCTGTTTCAACAGGTGTTGGCTCCGGTAGCGGCGCTTGTGGTGGTGCAGGTGGTGGTGGTGGCGGCGCTAAAGGAGGTGGTGGTGGCGGGTTATAGGACGGGCCTCCTCCAAAACACATTAGATTTCTTCCTCCATAATGGATTGTATGTATTCAATGACGCTGGCCTGACCCGCTCGATACATAATTGATTCGATTGGTTCTTTAGGATGAACTGGTTTCCAACCGAAGTGGGAATCAAGCCTGCTAATTAGTTCATCCAGTCTTTGGTTATGTAACTTAAGCGTATTGAGGGAGATTTGTGTTGTCATGTTCGAAAAAAGCTGGCATTCTGGCTGTTTTTGTGGAGATTAATTCAGGTGCCTTACCCTCATACATTAAGCGATCACTGGCATCTAGCCAAAATTTTTTGTCCAAATATTTACAGGTAGTATTTATACCTAGAGGTTGAACAATCCAGTTAATGGTGGCCTTCCTAAGTTTATCCAAAGAATTGCTATGAGATAAACCCAGCTCACGACATACAAGGGTATTAGTTGCAACATGGATTTGTTCATCTCTTGATATGTCGGCGCTGACAGTACGAGTAGCACCATCGCCGTTAAAACGAAAGAAGGGAAGAATGACAAAAAATATTGCACGTTCAATTACCAATGCTTTAGTTATAGTGTGGTCAGGGTGCTCTTCCCACGCTTTACGTAAGAGAAGAGCTTCTTTTTCTGCATTTTCATCTGCGCCTACGGCATTTACTATGTACTGTAGCGCAATATCATGCTTTATTTCGTCTTTAACGTTAGATTCTAATAATGTTCTAGCGTTATCGGGAACAGTCTTTTCAAGACCTTCCTGAATGAAGGTACCCACTGGTAACTCCATATGACGTATTGCGAGGGCACGTTTAATGGTTTCTTCTGATCCATCACGAAACGTACCCTTGGTTCCTTGGACTGGTGTCCATGTTCTTTTTCTATCTAGTAGTGTTTGATAAGGATGTGTTCTCATTACTCTTGACAATCACAGGTTACAGGTTCATTAAGAATGTCCTGCAAGTAATCATCGACTTCACTTTGATCTAATGCTGCGTATGCATTGGTCTTATCTTGCGTGTCGCCCATTACTTGTAAGGAATAGTAAAGGGAGGTTTGCGGAGATAGCAACCACTCTTCCACGAAGTTCCTGTCGTAAGTAACGACATCACTCCAGCTATTAAATGAATAGCCGTGAAGAAGTCCCGTATTATCTAACATTATCATCAGTTCGTCTGCTACTTTCTTGTAAGCATCCCAACCGACTTCACTAGCGATTTCTACATCGCCATATTTATATCTTTGTACACCAAAGGTTCCGCTATCACGGTCTACCCAGGTACTTATAGGTGGAGCTATTTCTGGTGTCGCTGTAAAACCATCGAGGTCTTTACTTCTGTAGGAACAGGACGCGGTAGGAGCGATAGCAAATGCTCTAACCATGTTGTTCTCTTCGGCAATCTTTGCAGCGTCATGAATACCTTCCATTAAATTAAAGGCGATATCGTAAGCGTTACCTTCACCATATTCACCTTGGTTTACATTTTCTAGTTGCTTTCCAAATTCGGCATAGCTGACTCCATATCGTCTGAGTAGGTTGGATAAGCCAAGCATTCCGAGCCCGACTTGCCTGTCTTGGTCCGAGGGTAGGTACTCTCCAGTCCCTCCAACACCTGTTCTGCCATGAAGATCGCACAGCTCGGACATACCTCTAGTAAAAGCCTCTTTGAGATCCCGTGTTCTACAGGCAGCGAGATTGACATGTTGGAGCAAGCATGTTCCGCGTGATGGCAGGTAAACCTCAAGACACACGTTCCCGAAGATTCGTTTTCCATTTTCATATTTTATTTTGTTTAGCCAGATATCACCTGACTTTATACTGTGTAGTAGAGCATCTTTTATTTGATTATCACAGCTGTTCCACCATCCCGTATCAATGTCGACGCACCTTTTGACCCATGGGAGTTCTGACCTAGGGGTCGTGATAAACTCAAGGATATCAGGATGATTGAGGTCAAGATGGAGCACAACAGCACCATTCTTATAGACTCCTCCGCGTCGTAATGTTTCATTTAAGGATGAGTAGATTTTACCGAACGATACAGGTCCAGAAGCTGTAAGACCTTTGCCGTTTTCTGCTCCTTTGGGACGGAGCTTAGATAGATGGACCGCAACTCCTGCTCCATAGCGTAGTCCATGACTGACGTATCTCCACGACGCTTCGATTCCATTTTCTCCCTCCATAGAATCCTCTACGACGAAAACGGTACATGAAACTGGGAGACGTGACTCAGGATTATCCAGCCAAGACTGGACCCGCCCTGTGCGAGATATGAGTTGTGTCATTTTAAATTAAATCAGATAGATCGGGTGGTTTGTAGTTTGGTCCTTTTAGAACCTTACCATCTTTCTCTCGGCGTATTGGTTTACCGTCCTCACCGAGTTTGGACATGTTACTTTCGTGGACTCTGTTAAGAGCTTCATCTAAGAACCAACCCATGTTTGATGCATACTGATAGCATACATAAACTAAATCAGCTAGTTCTTTTAAACAATCCTCTTGATGATTAGCACCATGTCTGAATAGAAACCCATCAGCTTCGAGGAACTCTTTAAACTCCTCAACTATAAGATCCTTCTGATACGATCTCGTCATACGTGAAGGACTGTTCTGAATCCCGTATTTGGATCGGAATTCCTTCGCCTGTTCTGATAGAAAGGTTCTCTTCATGCTCAAGTTCATTCTGTAAATAGTGGATTGCCTTTTCAAGGTCTTGTATTTTACTATCCTTGTAACCTGCTCTGCAGATATACTTAATAGCATTACCGAGGTGGAAGTTTAGTCCTTGGTCTCTAATAAAATCCCAAACATCGCTGGAACCTCGTCGATAGTAGGACGGACCTTCGGAGGTGGTGGCCATTTTTGAACTAAATTTGTAATTGAATTACCCAGAATAAAGTTCTGGTGTTGTAGAGCCATTAGAAGTGTTATAACATCTTCTTTATGCTCATGGAAAGTCTCTTGTACCTTATCATGCAGTACTCTCAGTTTTAGATCCTGTTCCATCGTCAACTCTGTAATCGGTGGCGGGGGTCCATAAGATGGGTTCTCTTTTTTTGAAGTCATAGTCATCTACTGTAAGTATACGTGCAAGTCTAGCGTTAATTAAAGCATCAACTTCAGTTAAACCTTTATCTGTAAAAGCCTTGAGTACAGTCTTCCAACTATAACCATGCTCTTCAAACAAAGCTTCAGCTCTCTTAACCCCAATACCTGGGACTCCTGAATAACCATCGGTCTGATCTCCAGAACAACTCTGAATTAGATGCCATTTAGCACCCTCCTCTTTGCTGAC